CGTCTTTTGTAAAAGACGAAGAACTTATATTGTTAAATATTGAAGCTGCAAAATTTTCACAAGTACGATAATAAGCTCTCATCATAGATGCCGATCTGTTTTCAAGTTCCCAAATCTTGTTATCGTCAAGAAGTTTTCTGCCGAATTGTTCTGATTGGGTAAATTCTTCAAATTCAATATTTTTTGTATACAACTCACGAAGGTCTTCATAAGTACGCGTACCTTTATACTTTTTCAAATCAGTATGAGCACCGCTTCCACTGATAGCGACAGCCGGTTCCGTAGTTTCCGTCCTGTTAAAAAGTACGTTTACTATTGTTTTATCGCCCTCAGATGCGCCTACTTCTTCCATATACGCAAATATATGCGTATCGTAACGTCCTATTAACTTTTTAAATTCGGTATCTGAATAATTCATCATAATCTATCACCCCTTTATATTGCCGGCGCAAAGATAACATAAGCCGCGCTGGTTGACGGCGTACTTGCCGTAGAAATACCGTACAAAAGCAATCCAGTACCGGCAGCAGCAGCATTTACAGCAGTTCCTACTGAAGCGGTAGAAAGATTGATTTTTGTACCCGCAAGAGTTGCGGCAGTTGCCGCAGTTGCAATTGAAGCTCTCCATATCTGATTGTCATTTACCGGAAATACATCGGGATAATATGACGCGGTTACCACGGAACTTGCCGCGGATACATTTGATATAGCATATACCGTATCGGCTGAATCGGCATAACATAAAGCACCACCGGTAACTTTAAGAGCCTGACCGACATAAAGTGCGTAACCGCTTAACGCCGGGAGATTTTTTTCGGAATATAAACTATCTATTCCTGCTTTTTTGAATTTTAGAAATTCAAACATAATATCGCCTCCAAACAAATAACGGAGGCGTAATTCCTCCGTTATCTATGTTTTGTTGCATATTGTTTTTTGATATAATTAGGGTCTTCTTGGATTTTTTTTCGCAATAATTTATTGCGCATCATCATGTTTTTAACATCATCCGGAACCGTTATATTATCATATTCGTTTTTATCAGTAGTTCCTTGAACTTGATTTGTATGCGCAACACCCATTGCCTGAGCTTTTGCATGTCCGGCACCCTGTTTACGCGCATTTTCAATATCGTTATCATAACGGTATTCCTTTAAATGGCTTAAAAGACTTCTGCCGCTTTTTCCTTCTTCCCATGCATTCCATACTTCAACCGGTATATCTTCCGGTTTTTTTACATCGGGGAATTTTTTTTGTACGGCAGTATAACTTTCAACTAAGAATCTGTTTTGTCTTTCCTTTACCGTTTGTTTTATGACGGGCATTTCTTCAACTTTTTTTAAAACAGTTTCAAGTATTTTATTTTCGTCAATTGTCGTATTGTTAACTGTTTGATTTGTATTATTGTATGTTTCAGGACTCGGAATTTCAGATTCGTAGGCATCAAGATATTCATCTAATGAAGAATATCCATCCGGAATGCATTTATTAAGTCTTTCAAGTTTTTTTTCATAAGTATCAATTTTTGTTTTATATGTGTCTGCTTCCTGAGCTTTTCTTCTCATTTCAGCCCATGCTGCACTAGGTTTACTACCATCTGGTACGGCTTCACCATTTATAACGCCTGTTTGGGTAGTTTCATTATTTGTTTCCTGGGAACCGGCTTCATTCCCCGTACTGCTTTCACTTCCAGTACTTGCGCCTGTATCTTCTGCCATAAACGGCAGTTTAATATATTCAAACATATAATATCCTCCATAAAACTTGAGTTTTTTCCCGTTCTCACGGTAATAAAAAAATTACTTTTAAAATGCTTTTGAAAATTACATTGATTTAGGCATTTTGCCCTTATTCATTCCAGAACGTGCCCGTAAATCGCCACCTTTTGTGATACGTCCACCAAGAGCTACTTTTCCTGGTCCTGCGCTACCTTCGATAAAAGTTCCTTTTGCAGGAGTCATACCAACTGATTTAGCTTTCTTTGCTGTTCCGTAAGCCATACTATACACCACCTTTCTGTTTTTTGGTTGATTTAGATATTTTTGATTTTACCGGCTTCATTTTTACTACTGATTTCATAGCTGTCATTTCTTTTTCGGCTATTTTCTGAGCTGCCGTCATGCGTTTTGTATCACGTTTTATTTCTTCTGCCATTTGAAGTATTCGAGCATCTTCCTTTGATCTCCAATCTAATTCTGATTGAATGCCCATCATCGATCATCACCTCTATTTTCCACAACATTTATTATCGTACATTTTTCATTTTTTCGGTAAAGTTTTTCGCTCATTTTTTCTCCAGTCTGTAATCCCGTTATTTTTATTTCAGGATTATCAAATTGGTTTAATAGGTCTTTTACCTTTACTTTTGGCATATTAAGAATATACAAGCCGTTAGAAGCTTCAGGAATAATTTTAATAATAGCTGATGCAATTTGTTCTTTTGAGGCGATATATCTTTCTGCTTCTAAATTTGTTACCGTTAAAGGTTTGTTTTCGCAATATTGATTTTTCCATATCTCTAATACGCTTCCTGAACTTTCAGCAATATTTCCACTTCGTATTATGATAAACTTTGTTCTATTTTTACCTTGCCAATTTGGAGCGTCTAAAACAAGGTATTCTGACATTAACTTTGTGCATCCATAAATGTTTTCGGGATTTACGGCTTTATCGGTACTTATTTGCACAAAAATTTTTATATTATTTTTAATAGCGCATTCAAGAGCATTTTGTACTCCTATAACATTTGTTTTCAATGATTCAAAAGGAGATTCATTGCACATCGAAACATGCTTCATTGCGGCACAATTTATTGCTATATCAACATTTTCAAAAACAAGATTTAATCTGTCTTTATCCCGTATGTCACCAATAAAATATCGAAGTTTTGAATGATCTTCATATTTTTGTTTTACTTTCCACATTCTGTATTCGTCTCTTGCAAATATACGTATTGACCATACATCTTGTTTTATAAGTTCATCGATTAAAGCGGTTCCAAGCGTTCCAGTTCCACCTATAATCAATATTGTTTTATTATACATTTCTGCCCTCCATTATTGCAGCTTGCTGTTCTGGCGGTAAACTCTGAAATTCTTTTCTAACATCTTCAGGAAGCATGTTAATAACTTTAGCAAGTTGACTTTGTTCATTTGTTGCCATTCCTTGCACGTTGTTTTGAGACAATAGCGCCTGCTGTTCCATAGCTTGTTGATTTTGTATTTCCGTAGTGATTGACTGTAAAATACTTTCTGCTTGAGGAAATCCAAGTTTTGCAAGAGTTTGCCATACAAGTTGATTTTTAGTATTAGCTTCAAAATATCCACCGGAAGCCAATGTTAAAATCATTTCCATCATTGATGTTTTAGTTTTCGGAAATCCCTGTTCAGCACTTATTTCTATATCCATATCAGGATATAACCAATTTCCGGAATCATCTTTCTTCAACATTTCATATCTATTAAATGTTCCGTATTCAGGCTCAAGAGTATTGTCTAATCTATAAGGTCTGTTACCATCGCTAAAGCAAAGTATAAAATCACACAACAAACGATAAATACGTTTATATGCAATATTTTTTTCATTTACCTTTATTCCTATTTTTTCCGCTGTTTGATTTACAAGAGATTGTATAGCTTTGCCCGATTTTGCCTCTCCTTGATTAGCTCCTTGCCATACCTGGTTAATACCCATTTGATATTGAAGCTGATTTTGTAAAAAATTATAAAATTCAATAGCTTCCTTTCCTTTGTCTTTAAATTCAAAGTCCTTAAATCCATTTACGTCATTTACGGGTATAATATTTAAATCATCATTATCTATCAATTGCGATGATTCTTCTTCTGTATTTTTGTTATACAATATTTTTGTATTTCCATGGAGTATTCTTTCTTCATGTTTGTTAATCATTTTTTTCATGGACTGTTCATAATCATAAGTTCTTTCCGTATCTGATATACCGGTAATAGCCTTACTTCTTGGTATATTATTCTGTATTACTATTGGTATTGATTCAACACCCTTGGGAAGATAATAAGGTACTTCTTCGTTTTTAGGTAGTTTTAATTCATTTGTTTTCATACCGTTTTCTTCTTTTTCCTGATAATAATCTTCCGTCATTATTTCAGTATCAAGTAAAGCTTCGTTTCCGTTTTCATCAAATTCAAAAGTTTCTTCATCGGAATTATACTTGCGTCTGTGATAAAATTTTGGTTTTTTCAAAAGTATACAATTGTTTGAAAATACTACTAAACAACATTCATCGTCTTCATCTAAATACCATTTTTCAATAATTATATATTTTGCCAGTGGATGTTCATTAGGTCTTGAATATATGTCCGGATTATTGGTTATATCGTTTGTTTTGTTTACGTCGGACAAATATCGTGTTCCAACTTGGTCATATACAAGATCGGCTCTTTCTCCTAATTTGGGAAGCATATCTGCCGCATTCCCATATCTTTTTTTGCATTCCTGGAGAGTTTCATTCTCAACATGATACCAGCATTGACATTTATTTTTGTCAGTACATCCTGCTGCCCATAATATGTTTTTAGGATGTATCGATATGATTTCAGGCCGTCCCCTATAACCGCCATAATCTTTATTATTCCAAAGTACCTTATAAACTGTAATTCCGTGTTTTTTTACTTCTCTTTCAGCAATAGAATTTATTTCCTGAAGATTTCCACTTCGCAATGTATAATCAACCTCTGATTGCAGTTTTCTTACCGCTTTTTCATCATCCTTTGCCACAGGTTTAAATACCGCGTCTGGAATGTTTAAATCAATTTGAGCTTCAATAAAGGTTTCCGTTACTCGAACTGTTGTCCTTGAATCATTTTTTGTAGACGAAGAATATATATTTCCAAATTCTCTATCTCCCATATAAATTTGTTCTTCCCGATCAAATTTAGCATCCCATTTAATTTTTTCATTTTTAGCAAGATCGAATTCTTCGTTAAGTTTTTGAGCTTCTTCTACCATATTTTGTTCATTAAAATAATCTTCCACTTTTTTCTTCCCCCTTTTTATAAGGGATTTGACCGGTTGCAGCAAATCCATATTAATCACCTGATTTCAGCAATATATCTCCGTATCCATGATCTTGTACAAGATGCATTAAAAAAGCCCTTTCCAAAATTCTAAGGGCAGTCATATCAATTTTTTGTATTTTCGTCTTTGTTTGTCTAAAATCATACGGGTCATTATATTGTTGCATATTGACCTTCATTTCCAAATGTGAAGACATAAATGCAAGCAATTGATCAATATTCATTTCAAACATTTCGGGTTGTTTTTCTTCCGGTCTTTTAGGTATTTTGTCTGGATTTATAGCTTTATTTTCTGGAGCGATGCGAATTTCCGGAACATTTTTTGATTCAAAATTCATTGTGACCTCCGATTTTAATTCTATTTTGTTCATATTTTTTTTGATAATATCTTTTAATTTGCGGATTTTTAGCAGCATCTATCTTAACTGAAGGATGAACAAATTCAGCAGATTTTCCAAAATTATCTTCTATATAAGGCGGTATTGATTTTTGCTGACTTCTTCCTTCATGCATAATTGCAATTGATAAAACACAATCATCAAAGCAATCCGTTTCCCCTTCTTCTTTCCCTTGGCTGTTATATACAAAAGTCATCATTTCTTTTAATGTTTCAATGTCATTTATAAGATAAATTTCATCTCTTACAATAGCACGAAGCCTATCAATAATTCTTTGTCTTGACTGCTCTTTAGTATCAAAACCAAATTTTTGTTGAATTGTTTTTGTAATATGGTCAAATGATTCACGCTTGTATTGAAACCAATAATTATTGCGCTGTAATGCCGATATTGTAGTATGGCCATGATTATTGACTTCATCTGTTATTAATGCATTATTATAATATTTTGCAAGTTTTATCTGTTCAATAGCCCATAAATCAGGATGTATATGCATTCTTTGTTTTGCGACTTGGTTACCATTTGTATTATCGCATGCTTGTGAAACGCTCCAATCACCATCAATTAATCCTTCGGCTATATCTCCACCTATTACATATGGATAATTTTTTTTAGGATGTTCATAAATTATTATTGTTCCGTTTTCATCTTTTACAAACTTATATTTTTGCGTTTTTTCGTCATATTCTATATAACCAATGTCTGGAGGTGTTTTCTCATATTTTTCTTCAAGATATTTAATTCTTGCTTGTATTTTTATGCGATCAAATACAGGACGCCCGGAAGTTAAAAATGCTTCTTCATCAGTTGCCGGATATTCTTGACAAAAAATATTTTCATCACCATTGATCTTAGGACTTCGTATCGTTTCCCTGCGCCAATGTAATTGTTCAAGTGTAAGATTTAATAATTTTTGAAGGTCTATTTCTTTTTCTGTTATTGATTCTTCAAAAAGTTTACGTTCATAATCGCTATCAAAATTTAAAATATATTCTTTATGTTGATGCCAGCCAACAAATATACACGTATAGTTTAATTGTTTTCTTTTAGCTTCCTCCCATAATTTATGAAAATATTCAAGTCCGTTAGCGGTAGATTCAATAATAACTATACCGCCATATTGTGGAACCGCCTGCATTAATGAAGCTAATGTTGTTTTTGCATTAGGCCATTTTGCAAGTTCAGATATATGAAGATAGTTTATCGTATATGATGAACCTGCATATAAATTTCTAGCGGTATCTATTAAAAATTTACTTTGCAAACCAGGATTTTTTTCAAATTCATTTTGATTATTTGTCGGATTTTCAAGTAATATTCCTTTGCCTCTAGATGGCCTTCTCATTGGTTTAACACCTAAAGGCATATATTGATAAAATCTATCCGACATATCATTAATGTTTTGTGCCGAATCATCGTCATAACTTATAATCATAGCTATTTTATTCGAGTTATAACATAATTCATGAAAAAACATAGCTTCTGTACATGTTGAAAATCCAATCTGACGAGCTTTAAGTATAATTACAAAAAGAGTTGGACGCGTATTTTCATCTGGATATTTTATTTTCCATTCATTTACTATGTTAACTAATGATTCTTGTTGTTCATTAGGTACAAATGCTACTATGTTACCGTTTTTGTTTCTTATTTTAAGACATTCCTTAAAAAAAAATAATTTATCAAATTTGCATTTGCGTCTCCATTCCAATTCTTCCAATATACTCATTCGTTTACTCCAACTTAAAATTTGTTAAGGCTTTTTAATTCCTTTTTTACACTTTTTCTTTGCCATAAAACCACTCCTATTTTATGTTTTTGATTTACCTTTCCCGGATTCTTTTAAAGCAATTGCCACAGCTATTTTTTGAGCATGTTTTTTGTTTTTAGGTTTTATGTTTCCAATTTTTCCATCGCCCTTGGTATACTCGTCAACAAGTTCTTTAATATTTGAGTTTACGACTTTACTTGATTTTCCTTTTTTAAGAGGCATACGATCACTAACCTTTCTTATGCTTTACTTTTACGCTTTTGCCTTTTACTTTAAGCGGAGTATTACCAGGACTTGCCTCTGCAACACTTTTCCCGGGTTGTGTTTTTGACGGTATAGAGTGTACCGCTTTAATCCAATTCTGTTCAGCTTGTTTGCTTTTAAAATTTATAGCTTTCTTAGCCATAAAATCACCTTTTCATTTTAAATTTTTACAAAAAAAATAGTTGGAACTTTTCTCTAAGGCAAAACGCCAATATTGGCGTAGCCTATAAGAATGTTCCAACAATGAGCTAAGGAGGTAAAACTTATAAAAAGTATTTACAATATTATAATATCACACAAATTGTAACAAAAAGCGTATTAAAGGCGGGTTATACCTCACTCCATGTTATTTTCACACCGTTTAATTTTTGGCGTATGTTTTCCAGTGCCTTTTTATTTAATTCTTCACACCAATCCTCGCTATAATTTACCTCTTTAGCAACATATTTAAATTCTTTTGCCGTATTATACTTATTGAAATATCTTGATTTTATTACGCTTTTTTCGTTTTCCGGTAAACTGTCGATTATAAAATTGAGCTTATCAATAAATCTTTCAAATTCTTTCGCCTGAAACTCTAAAGCTGACAAAGTTAAATTATGCATTACGCATATTTCAACAGATGAAACGTTTTTTTTGTTTGCCGGAACAGCCAAACAGAAATTTAACGAAGTTAGTTCACTTTTCATTTCTCCAAAATCTTTTATTCTTTCCTTAATATCAATTAAATCCTTGTCAAAACCGTGACTACTGTGATACAATAATATTTGCTCAACATGCGGTTTCGTTAACTCTGTTATGACTGTTTTCATAGCATCACCCTTTTACGAAATACTGGTTTTTCAACATGTTTATCAATTAAATAAGGTAATATATCGTTATTTCTTATTGCTTTTTCACAAACCAATAAAGCATTTTCAAATGCTTCTAATGTGACGTCAATGTCTATATCGTCATGTGCAAAACTTGGTGCTATATACGGCATTAAAATTCCTTGAGAAACCATACACTGGTCAAATAATGTTTTAAGTTCCATTGATGAAAAACTTATAGATGGATTGCATGAATATATGGAATTAAGAAAAATATTTTCTTGTATATAATGTTTTTCAATTAAATTTTTAAATTTTTTCATTAATTCTGAGCCAATAACCGTTACATATGGAATACATTTGTGTTTAATCATAGAATTTATTGTTGCCAATGCTGCCGCATATGCTGTTGTTTCACTATTATAAGTTCCGGACAAAAGAAATACATCACCACATTCACGATCTCCTAATTCCATAAGTTCACGTTTACCACATAAAGCAGAAATACTATATCCATTTGCCATTGCTTTTCCAAAAGTGGCCAAATCTGGAGTTATTTTAAACATTCCCTGTACTCCGCTAATGTGATATCTAAACCCCGAAATAACTTCATCCATTATCATAACGCAACTAAATTTATTACATGTGTCGCGTATATACTGTAAATTTTCTCTTGTAATATTAACTGTAGCGGGGTCTATAATTATAGCTGCTATACTATTTTTTCTGCAAATCTGTTCTAATTGTTCTATATTGTTGTATGAATATAAAATAGTATCGTTTACAGAATAATCAGGAATTCCACCATTTACGAAGGTTGTGCCTATAAACCAGTCATGTTGGCTTATAAATGGATTTTCTTTTGCTACAAGTATAGTATTTCTACCGGTATATGATCTTGCCAATCTCACGGCAGCACTGGTAACATCGGAACCACTTTTCCCGAATTTAACCATTTCAGCACATGGAATAATAAAATGCATTAAGTTAGAAAGCTCATATTCATAATATGATGGCCTTGTAAAGCTTATACCGTTATTTATAGCCTTTTTTACCGCTTCGTCAACATCAGGATATCCATAGCCTAAAATAACACTACGCAAAGACATACCCCAATCAATGTATTCCTTTTCTCCATAATCCCATACATGACATCCTTTACCCTTAACAATATATTCAGGAGCATTTAAAGGGAAACAATCCATCGATCGGCTATATGTATGTGCTCCAGAAGGAACTAAATAGCGTAAATCCATAAATGACCTCCAGTTTAATATTTGTATTATTCAGTCTTGCATTCATTATCTTGATTATTTAATATGCTATCAAAATTTTTTTCAGGATAAAGCTTTACAAACATCCTTGCCAAATTACAAACAAGCCTTTCCTTTGGCAAACTATAATCGTCATGATCGACCTTAAATTCTGTCGCGTAATCAAATTCATCAATTAGTATATGAAACATTTCATGAACAAGAGTAAGATACCAGTTTCCAACAACATTGCTGGTTTTGTCTGCTTCATAACACATCTTTATTGTGGCAAGATGATGTGGACGGCTCCTTAAGCAATCGGCTATAGTAGATATATCGCCGGTATCCCTATACATTTCAACTGCCGACAAATATGATAATTTAATATCCCAATCCTGCAGCCTCATTATTTTTTGAAGTTCCACTATGATTGCTTCTATTTGTGTCTTGCTCGGAAACATATGATCCTCCTTTTGTGATACAGTTATTACGCCTTATTGGTGCCCTCTACGCCTCTTTTTTCTCTGCCCATGGTTCGTTTTCTCAGCCACAACAAGGCTTCCTCAAGCTTAGTTATTGCAATAGCATTTTCACGACAGGAAAACTCGGATTTCTGAAAATGTTCAAGGCGGCATATCACCATCGCGATAAGGTCCTCATTGTGAACACCATTTACGCCGCATTCCTTAATCGGTCCCTCCTGGAAATCAACATTCACCAAAAATCTCTCGCCCTCTCTATCACCTTTACTCCCGTCCAAACTGGCTTTGGCAACCATAAAATGATGAGGTGCATTGTAATGCATATTCTCACGTTCTTCGTGGTAAACCTCTGTGTATTTTGATGTCAACAAATCATGTTCAAGCTTTTTCATGTTTTTCCTCCTCATTTTTAATAAACTCAGCTATAACTTTATTACATAATTTTACTTTACTTGTCATTTATAATCATTCCTTTCAATTTTCGTTTTATTTTTTATGGTTTGACCGATCTCAATTTTATAAAGCATATCTATAACAGCTTTTTCCTCTTCATGATTGTAAAAAACAGAATTTTGATTGTTTTGTATATTAGAAATTATGGCTTTAGTTTCTTCGATATACATATGTTCAGGTATATTTTGATTGTATCCTTCTTCTGATAAATAATGTGGAATTTGAAAAAGTTCTTCCTTACAATCATTATGTTGAATGCTAAAAAAATTATCTCGCCAATTCCATAAAAGAATCCCTTTTTCTCCTACAATACGAAGTTCTCTAACTGCCGGACGTGACACTATGTCAATCAATACAGTTCCAACCATGTCGTATGCTTTATTAAATGTAACTACTGAGGCATAAACATCATCAGCTAATATATCAGAGTCATTAAGGGTTTTTCTTATAAAGCCTTTTATATCCGTAGGCTTTCCCCAAAAATACGATAACCAAGATAATTCAAAGCATAACATTTCCCGTGCGGCGCCACTTTCTTTTTGAACGGCATAATATGTCGAATAATCCGCATTTGGATGCCAATCCTTTATATGTTGTCCCATGTGATAAGAAAAAGTATATATTTTACCCAACATATTATCTTCTAATGCTTTTTTTATCTTTTGTATCGCAGGATGAAAGCGCATTGTCGATGAAGGATAATAATTTCCTTCATAGCATTTTATATCTGCCTCAATAAAACATGGGATATTATGATAATCTGCAAAGTCTATATATTTTTGTTTTGTTAAAGGTGGAGTACATACCATCATTACATTATCCATCATATCATAATGTATTACAAAATTGCTATGATCGGTATTATACTTTTTTGCCACATTTTTAGCCGCTTCAATATTTGTATCATAACAAACTATATTTGTATGCCCAAGCGCTTTTAAACATCTTATACGCCTTTGTCCCATGCTCCCACAACCTATAATCAAAAACCTCACTTTTTTACCTCCAAATTCATATTTGCGATTTCAGGATTCTTGTCGAGATAATCGACAATACCGCCTACCAACATATTCCTTTTACAGTTTAAATAAACATCCTGCATGACATCAAAGTCTTTTTGATAATCCATACTTAACTTGTAAGGCCGAGAATAATTGAATTTGACAATTTGACAGGGATTGGTTACATGAACTCCCCAATTTGTATCTCCATCAAAATTAGCAGATTCAAGATTACTTACCGGATATCCTATGACGTTTAATCCAAGTGGCAATCCTTCCGTACGAACAGCTAATTTATAGCCTTTTCTTTTAGCTGCAAAATCAACGGCATTAATAACTTCAGGGCAAACAAGCCAATCATCACCTTCTGAAAGTATTACATAGTCTATCATATTTATCTTTGCACAATACAAGTGTCTTTTAATTATATTTGTTTCTTCTCCCGCATAAAAATTTATTCCATGTTTTTGTGCAATCGGATAAAGATAATTGATATCATCAGTAGTTTTGGGAATGCACATAAAAATAGGTAGGTTTGCTTTTATCAACCTACCTATCAATATATCCGTTACTGTTTTTTTGTCTATTTTAAAGTGACTTTTTCCCGGCAATCGAGTGCCGCAATACCTAGTTGTAAGAAATATAGCTTTGTTCACAAGTTTACCCCTTTCAAATAAAATCTTCCAATATTTTTACTATCCTTCTTGATGATTGTCCATCACCATATGGATTTTCATATACTTTATGCGAATGTAAAACAATTGCACTGTTCATTGCCTTTAATATGCTTTCGCGATCATATCCGCAATTCACTACGTTTGGAGGCATTATACGGCCCTCTTGTCTAGTTCCAATATTTACGACCGGTAATTTTAAGCTTGCAGCTTCAATTATACCGCTACTGCTGTTTCCAACCATCAAGTCAGCATGTTTCATTAGAGATAAATATGTTAAATGATTTACGTTTTCTACAATGCATGTATGTTTTGTAAACTTACAATTAAATATGATATCAATTATTTTTTTATTACCCGGGTCTATATTAGGTAATATTATTATAGTCTGCATATCAAAAGCATTAAAAGCGGCTATCCATTCTATAACTTGATATTCTATTTCTTCCAATTCTTTTGTAACAGGATTAAAAGAGCCTATGACATATGGTTTTGTAAAATCTATCGCAATTTCTTTTTTTAGTTCATCAATGTATTTTAATGTTGACCTATTAATCCAATCAAGCCCTGGAGCTCCAACTGTATATATGTTTGACGCTTTAGTACCTATTTCATAATACATATTACCCTTCATATTACATATTCGGTCTGAAAATCTTTTGTTTGCCGTGAAATGATATGTCGACATCATAGTTATGCTGTTTCTTAGTTCATTGTCAAAAGAACCTTTTGTTTCTTCTCCCCCATGTATATGAGCTATAGGTATGTTTAACAAGCATGCCGCCGTTGCTGCTGCATGTACCTCGTATCGATCACCAAGGCATAAAAAGATATCGGGATTATAGACTTTTAATATGCTTAAAATATATGAATAAAACTGTCCATATCCATCTATATTTTCAATACTAGGTGCCATTAGTAAACTTTTTAGTCCAAATTCTTCAACTATTTCTTTGATACAATGATGATTCCCTGCGGCTATAATAGTTAAATCGATTTCGTTACTATTTTGCATGTCTTTGAGTATCCAATATAAATGGGAATAATCCCATCTTCCCGTTGTTATCGCACAAATTCTTTCCATATTACCTCCTTTTTTATTATTGTTTATCATCGTAGATAAGTGGTTTACCATTTGCATCAACCATGACCGTAAGGCCGCCTTTATATCCAGCGCAATGAAAAAGATACATAACACCAGTTTCTTTGTCTACAATTATTCTTTGATATAAATTTCTATTATGTATATCTTCAATATAATAAAATCTATCCGTAAATTCTTCGCTTTCTGTATAGTGATTTTTTGTACAATTTGTCATAACTATACTACATATAAGAACCGTGCAACTAAGAACCGTGCAACCAATAAGAATACCTATAAATTTTTTCATAATATTACCTCCTTAATTAATTCATTTTCTGTTTTACACTTTTGACATTCAACTTTAATACTAATCACGTAATCTAATATGTTAACCGATTGCTTAAACCTTGCATTTTCTAGTTCTCTATCTATCGTACCATGTCTATATCTTTTTCTTAGTACAATCGGTGTCTTACACTTCTTACACAAAACTATACTTGTATTCGTGTTTATACCTCCTTTATGGCATTTTCTAGTGTTCTGCATACTGTATATATCTCAGAATTTCTTATATCTGTCCAAAATGGTAATGCAAGCGTTCTGCTACTGACTTCTTCGGCTACAGGAAAATCACCTTTCTTATATCCAAGGTATTTCATAGCCGGTTGAAGATGGACGCATGGAAAATATGGCCTGCATTCTATTCCTTTGTCAAGCATATATTCCATTATTTTGTCTCGGTTATCTACTTCTACCGTAAAAACAAATGGACTATCCTTCACATCAAAATAGTGAAGTCGAATTAGCCCGTTTTGAGCCAACAACCAAAGCTTCTTGTAATATTCTTGCAATACACGGTACCTTTTTGTCCATATAGTTGATATTCTATTTAATTGTTCTATTCCTATAGCCGCCTGTATATCCGTCATACGGAAATTGAAACCTTCTTGGGAATGATTTAGCCAAGTATCTTCAACATTCCGTCCCTGGTTTCGATACGATCTGCAAAACCTATCAAGATATTTATCATTTGTACAAATGCATCCACCTTCACCGGTTGTAATTTGCTTGTTCGGATAAAAAGCAAACACCTGAGCATCAAATTTGCGGCCCATAGTAGCGCCTAAAGATTCACAGGAATCCAATATGGTAAATATTTCCTCTGGATATCCTCTTGTTAGACATGCGTGCCCAAATACATCTACTGGCATTACAGCCCTTATGTTGCCATCTTCGAGACAATAAGCTTCTCGTACGCTTTTACCAATAATATTATACGTATATCGGTCTATATCTACGAAAACAGGAGTTGCTCCTGTCTGCGTTATAGCAAATATCGTTCCCATGAATGTAAACGGAGTAGTGATAACATTGTCACCCTTGCCTATATTTCTAGCTTTTAAACACATATACAGTGCAGCCGTACCTGATGATACTGCAATAGCATACTCTGTGTTTGCATATTCAGCCATCATATGTTCAAATTCTTCAACTTTACGACCTTGAGCAATATAACCAGATTTGATTACTTTACATACCTCCTTTTCAACTTTATCAGCAAAAGACATATAAGACGGTTTACACAATGGAATTTTATACATTTGACTTTAACCTCCTATTTTTTATTCGTTCGTATATCTACGCACGCATTTATATGCTTCTTTTTGCGTATTGGTTACAAATGGTGTTTTTTGTGCTTCGCCACCAATTTCTACGTATGGCATTAGTGATAATTCAACGATGTAGCATCCTTTTAATTCGTCTTTTGTTACCGATATCATTGTAAGATAATATTTTATTCCTGGCTTTATATCTTCAGTAAAAGAAATTGGTATCTCAAATTTCATTTGATTCACTTCCATATAAACTATTTACATAACTTCCACAGAACATACACCAATAAGACGGATTAGCGCAACCTTTTGAAGAATATTGTTTCAAAAGAAATCCTCCGCAATTAGGGCAAAATTTTGCTTTCGGATCATTTTCGGCTCTTTCCAAAATCCTGCAATAAGTAAGGCCGTTTCCCATATTACGTACTTTTCTAAATATAATGCCATGCAAAATAAATATATTTTCATCACCAGCATCTTCATCTGGTCCATCAGCCAAGCATTCTTCCGTTAAAAGCGCCGTTTTTCCTTTCCAGACATATAGCATTATACCACCTCCAATCCTTTTAGGTATTCTCTCAAAAGTACTTGAAAGTGTTGTAAATATACCTTCCAGACAACCGGGAGGGTATAAACTGAATATCATACCGCACCTTGCCAAAACGCAAACAGGGAAGCCAAATACGACCGTTTATCTTCTCCTTAATATCGGTTGCGTTAAACATGCTACTTACATGACCTCAAATTGATTCTTTGCTTTCCGCATTTTGTGCATATTTCGTACCCTTTTCTCAAAGGATTTTCGTACGCATCTGAGACAAAATCATGCCGACACTCACTTTGTTGAAGTATAAAGTTCATCATCATATCCAGTATTTCTTCATGGCCCGTATCCTTAATGTCTAATTTATCACACATTATTTGAAAAAATTCTTTATTATCTGTCATTCTTTCACCTTCCGTCTTAAACAATTCTTTGCTTCCCGCATTCGGTACATATTTCAAAGCCTTTTCGTAAAGGATCACCATACGTATCCGAAACAAAATTATGCTGGCATTTGCCATGTTCCTTTTTAACCATTTTTTCATAATATTCTTCGGGATCGTCAATCCCTAATTTGTGGCATATTACCAATAGCAATTCCCTCTTAGTTATCATTCCTTCGCCTCCTTCGCCTATAAATGAATAACAATTCCAATAAACTTGCATCTTATATTGTGTTTCCCCGGAGTTTCACTTTAGTTAAGTAAAGCGTTTGACTGTTTTCTAGCACTATACTTGCAAAATGCCATTAATTTAACGCAATAAACTTGTAAATCATTTGTCTTTCAACAGAAAATGGATGCATTCGTCACAGTATGGTTGATTATCGGTCTTTGAATTAGGAAATTCTGCGTTGATACAGTTCTCGCAATGATCAAATACGGACCATATTTTGGCCATTAGCTTTTTATTTTTTAATACTCTTTCTAAACACTTCCTTCATATTAGATTATACAAAATGAAGATTTCGTACAATCAAACAAAAACCCGCTAGGCCAGTCATGCGAATGGATTACGGGTTTTATAAATTATACTTTTTGGGGTTGCTTTTTAATTTTTGGTTTTGATTCTGGAATGGTTGGCTTTTCTGCCAATGGTGTTATCATATCCTGACCTCGGAGTTGCTTAATAAACTGTTTTATTTGTATATCTTCTTCGTCTGTGACATAGTATTGGTGTTTTTTACGCCCTGTGGATGGTCTTCCAGCCCCTTCTCGCATACCGCCCCAAGAAGGGGATTTTACTCCCCCAATATCCACTCACCGTAAAAGCCAAATGAACCAAATTGAGCGGTAACTATATCTTCATCAGTTGGTGCGCATCCGTACCACGGCAATCTTGCCATTATGTTTCCGTCTTCGTCTTCGATGGTTACGCTTTCTTGAGTGTATGCTAATTCATCGTTGACTTGGAGTTTTAAATCATTAATATCCTTATCGCTTTTATAGTTACCTGCACCAGTGTTAAAATTTACTGTAAACATATTATCCTCCGTCAAGAGCGACACCCTTTTGTTGTCTGACCTCTTGATTATATGATACCATATTCAAGTTTGATTGTCAACACCCAAAATATTTTAATTTTTTTATTACTTAAAATACTATTATTTTATGCTTGATTTACTCTGATTAAATTCCTTCATATTCCCTTTTAAGCTTCTCTATCGCCTTATCGACAGATATACCAAACATTTTAGCAATCTTCTCCGCTTCGGCTTGTATAAGCTCCTCCGTGGGTGTTGTGCGTATGTCAAAAGGCTTGTTGTCTTTGTTACCTACATCCATCGTTACATTTTCACGGTATTTTTGAGGCTTTGAACCTTTCAAAAGAAACATAAGTAGATTATCCGAATACTCCTGTATGGCTCCACAAACTGCTCCCTGATAGAATACCGGTTTTGATGTTCCTTCTACCGCCCTGCGCCTTGCTTCAGTTTCTAGGCGCTCTGAAGCTGCTTCATCGGCATTTTTGAAAGCAGCAGGATAATCAGGATCAAACTTCATCCAGTCATAATGGTTTTGTCTTGGCATATCAGCTATCTCAGCAGCTTTTGTGATATTCCCTGTATAAGCATATGCCTCGAGAAAAGCTCTTTTTTTATGCTGTAATATTTTGTTTTCGATTTCCATATCATCACATCCTAAAAAAATAATCTATTACAATTGTATCATAAAAAAGATATAATGTATAGTTTTCTTTACAATAACTTATTATGGATATAATTCATACATGAATATTCAAGACTTGACAATGAATGTCATTTCCCACCAAGCCCCATTTGGTTCATTATCAATAATATCCCACACTCTCTTAAGTGCATGAACCTTTAGGTTATTTTTCAACGCAATATCAAGTGCTTTAAATCCTTCAGATTTATCTCCGTAAAATCTTACCGTTGGTTCATAATATGCATGGCCGCTTCCGCCCTCACATGATTCATACGTTTCAATTCCGTTTTCGTTAAGAATCCTTACAATATCTTCTATGCCTCTGTCCAAAGGCGGTGAATATTCTTTTCTCACACAATCAACTCCATTCAATTATATATATTTCACTCATTTAAATCTCATCTCACAATAAAAAAGAGAGTAACTATATACTCTCTTATATTTGGGTTTTGTTTATGACATAAATTATGCATTCGATTTTTCACATATTATTTTTCGTCTATTCCACCGCTTTATTGTTTCTTCTTTGTTATAATTATTTCCTGACGAACATTGTTTCATGTTGTCCAATGCTTACACCTCCTTATGTATATCCTCGAACATATGGCTTCTTCCAAGTTCAGCTAGACATTTTTTCAGTAATTCGATACCGCATATCAACTGTCCTACCGTTGTATCACCTTGGTACTGAGTCCAAGTCTCAAGTAGCCATGTTTCGTTTACCTTTTTGTCATCAAGTTTTTCAACTGCATGCAGCACTGCATGAGCAAACTTTTCACCGCAAGACCAGTTATTGCCGTCCCATTCATCGAGGTTTTTTGATTTACCCGTTTCAATCACATATTCATATTCCTGTGCTTCATCAAAAAATTTTGTTTTCCAGTTGCTCCCGTTCCAATAGTTATAGGCAGGAGTCTCTTCACACTCATCTAGCCTAAAGAACTGGTTTTCATTTTTGGAGTATGCAAGCATTTCGGCAGCTTGCGCACATCCATTTTCTTCTTCAATTGCAACTACTTCTCCAGCGTAACCGCAATCTGTCAAAAAATTCTCTAATACACAATCAAGATCGCCATCGTCAAAATCCGGATTCTTTTCATTGAGCAGTTTATTTAGGTTGTCTTCCTCAGATACCGGAATTCCTTTTATTCCTATCCAAATATCGTCACCTATAATAATATATTTTGTGATAGTATCTTCTGTGGGGTCCAAAAGCAAACCTTTCGCTTCAAAACCTATCGTCCATAATATCTTTTTCATTGTCAAACACTCCTTTAAATTTGATATTATTAATATATCACATTGGGTATATTCTGGGAATAGGTCTACGGTCCTATTTTTATTGTTTGCTAAATAATCCTTTTGTCATGCCAGAATATTGAATAGTAGATTGTGCAGATGAAGCTTCGCATTTATATGTGTTTCCCATATACAATGGTATTGAAATAGATTTTCGTAAATTTACTTCAAACATATTTTCTTCATTTTGTTTTTTTTCGTAAATACTTTTTCGAGATACCCATTTTATAAACTTATATTTTTTATTATTCATTACATATCCCCCCCCCCTCACCGGTCTGCCGAGAGAAGCCCCTGCCAACAACATCGCTGCGGAGAATATCCGTAGGGCTACCGTCAATCATCCGAACGCGGCAACCGCTTAGGTTAGCTGTAAGCTCCCGGCTTTAGCCGTGGGGTAACTGACTCTTATCATTATTTCTCTTAAATTCACTTATGATTTGATCGGACGGTATTCCTATCCTTTTCCGAGCTAAATTAGCCAGCGAATTTAGCTCCCTCCATTCATTTGTTTCACCCATACTAATCCACTTTTCGATCACATGCCGTACTCGATTAGCTTCTTGACGAGTACAGCACTGTATCGTTTGTGGACCAACGTTTGTATATATTTTTGCTCCGTATTTTTCTCTTTTGCATTTACTTATGGCAGACCTAAACTTTTCTTTTGAATCAAGAATTATGTCCATGTCCATATTTAGCACTCCTTTATTTAAAATACTATTATTGTATCACAAAGAGTATTGCACGGGAATAGGTTTACGGTCCTATTTTGTAAATTTTGTTTAATGCTTTTGAAACTTTAACATGTTTTGAAGATTATATGAGACTGTATTGGATTATCTCTATACCGTACAAATTACGGTATGTCAACACATATTTTTATTTTTTATGCGATAAGGCCACCTAATATAATATCAAGTGGCCGTTCGCATATGCTACCGGGGGAGGGAAGCAAAATGTATGGATACAATATTCAATTTACAAACTTTTCATGATATTATTATACCACATCAAAATGGCCAAAGTGTAAACTAGTGTAAACAATTGTCAGATGTTTCTATACACCATGCTATTTTTGATAGTGCATTGCGTATAATTTCATAACAATATTGACGAGTATAATGCATTATGCCGGCAACTTTTCCAACTTTGTAGCTTTTAAAATATTTCAGATCAATAGCTCTAAATTCCTCTACTGTCAATCTTTGTATTGCTTTGTGAATCAATTCTTTTTCGTCGTATATACGCTGAATTTGCAAGACCAAAAATTGTATGTGTTCATCGTGACGATCTATAGACCGTTCAACGGCTCCATATGTTGCATCTTGAATATCATATCCATGAGGTATACTATTTAGTATAGCGGCTTTCAGTGTATTCTGCGTATCATATTTCATTTGATACGTTTTGTTTAATTCGTCATTTAAACGGTGTATTTCTTCGTTTGATGTGTTGTAAGCTATCAGCATTCTTTCAGCTTCTTGGATACATCGCATAATATCCTCCTATAAGTACGATAATGAAATTCGCCGCAATATTTGCAGTATGCATAATGATCGTCAAGGTATATGCATTCCGCTTCAGGATGCTTACATTCTGAAACCTCTTTAAACAGTTCCGAAGAAACATCCAAAAGTTTATGCCCATCCATAGGATTCTGTATTTTCTCCGAAACTGGATTCCTCCATGGATTTATAACAAGGTTTTTTACCAAAATTCTTAACTGCCAAGATTCAAGCTGCCCTATAACATGCGTCATACGCATTTTTGTTCTTACATTTTGTTCACAAGGAATTTTACCCCGATGATATACATAAAATTCACTAAGAATTTTCTGAAAGTTATTTTCCCTCCCACAGTCAATATAGGCATAAAAAATTTTTTGATTTTTCTGAATTCTTCCAAGATACACAAAATACCCAATGTTATACCGTTTGATTCCACATATCGTTCCAACCTTGATGTTTTTTTGAGACACATAAATTGTTTTATCTCGCTGGGCCTCCAGCTTATCCTGTCTTTTTTTTTCATCTGCCTTTGTCAATGCAACTGTGTAATAGCTGCCGTCTGGATTTTTGAATTCCGACAGAAAAATAACTCCTTCGTTAGATGATGATCTCCCCTTGATATAAATTCCTTTTGTATTCTCGTACACCGCTTTGCTCTCGAATACATAGGAATCATAAACCACAGATATAAACTTCTGACCGTAAACATAATGACCCACAATAAATATTTTATCATTCCAATTTGGAAGTATTGAAACAATATTTCGGAATGCTTTTTCGAGTTGTTCTTGTATTGTCAAATTATCACGTCCTTTCTATATTAATATTTTTCATATCTTTTATGTATATCTTTTTTATCGATTCTAATTATATACAAGCAAGGGGTATTGCTGCCAGGCATACTCAAGGAGGCTTTTCACCTCTTTTCAATATATTTATTTACCCCTTGCTGTATTAACTTAAATTATTTTCATACTGCGGTTATACCGCCTCACAATTTTCGCCTTGCGTATTCGGCCATCAACAAAGCCTCTGCCATCCCGTCGTGCGGCCTTTTACATTTATCCGTTGCTAACAAATTAACGCCTGGGAAAAGTCTTTGACACGCTTCAACCGCCGTTGTCTTGTCCTTTGTGATTGTGAATTCCTTCTTCCATCTTTGCGGCGGGACGAGCTGATAAGGAATATAAAATGCTTCCAGAACGCCTCGGATAAAGCCGAACGTCTGCCC